TATGCAGATGACTTTCCTTGTTGCAAATAATCACTTGATCCGTCAATACTTCGAAGCATGGCAAAACGAAGCACATGATATAGAATCAAAGACAGTTGGATATTTTGAAGACTATACATATCCAGTCAAGATAGAAACTGTAGAACGAGGATTGAGAATGTCCTTGTTTAAAAAACAAATAGGGTTTATGGACAGAGTTCCTAGTGTGATTCGGAACAGACTTCCAGACATAGGCCCAGTAGACTTATCATCGGGTCAAATTGATTTAGGTGCTTCTTTTGATATGAAGACAACCTATACTTGTACCCTATTAGAATGTTATCCGACTTCATTGACAGAACAAACGTTGTCTAACGGTGAAGACGGATTTATGGAACTTACTGTACAACTATCTTATACAGATTGGGAAAGTGAGAAAGGTGAGTACACTAGCGAAAGTGAATCTTTTGGTCGAGGCGTTGCAGGCGCAGTCGGCAGTTTGATTGGCAGAGCACTTGGTTAATTATTAATTTATTGGAGAACATATAATGGCATTACCAAAGTTAAATGAATCCCCCAACTATAGTACGACAGTTCCGTCTACTGGGGAAAAGGTGACGTTCCGTCCATACCTAGTCAAAGAAGAAAAGGTATTGATGATTGCGTTTGAGACAGGAGATCAGAATCAGGCACTAGGTGCCATTGTTGATACTCTTAAAGCATGTATCAGTGAAGACATTGCACTAGGAGATCTGACTACTTTTGATATCGAGTACTTGTTTACTCAGGTTCGATCAAAGGCAGTTGGTGAGGTTGCAAACGTTGTCCTCCCATGCGTTGCGTGTCAGAAGAAGAATGAGATTTCGGTTCAACTATCTGACATCGAGGTTGATATCCCTGAGAAGAGTAACGTAATCGAACTTACACCTACCATCTCCGTAGAGATGAAGTACCCTTCATACAATGAAGTTATGAAGATGGACTTGAACAATGGTAATGAAACTGAACTAGGTTTTAGTATGCTAGCTGGTTGTATTGCGGCAATTCAAACCGAAGAAGAACGTATCGATACCAAAGACGTAAAGAAAGAAGAGGTCATGACATTCATCGAACAGATGACCACAGACCAGTTCAAGAACGTTTCTGATTTTTTACAAGATCTACCGTCACTACAAAAAGAAGTAGTCTTTGACTGCAGTTGTGGTGAACATAACGTTAGGACATTAAAGGGGATCAACGATTTTTTATCATAAACCTTTCTCACGATAATTTGGTCAATCATTATAAGACCAATTTTTCGTTAATGCAACATCATCATTACAGTCTTACAGAATTGAATATGATGATGCCGTGGGAAAGGGAGATTTACGTTAGTATGTTAGTTGAGTGGGTGAAGGAAGAGAATGATCGCATAAAACAAGAAAATATGAAAAACGGATAAACGAATATGGCAGAGATAAGCGAACAACTACTGGGTGCGATAGATGCGTTGAGGTACGAGAATGCTCAGTACCATGACGAAAACTATCTCAAGCAGGGTAAAATTGTTGACAACACTGCAGCAGTTGCCAAGAACATTGGTGACTTACTGGATGAGTTTCGTGGTTCTCGTAGAGATGCCAAACTGGATGCGGAAGAGGCACGTAGAGACGCACAAGGTGAATCCCCCGCTGCGCCAGGCGCACCCGAAAAACCTGAAAAGGAAGATAACGAACTAGATTTCCAACTCAAGGGTATTCTCCAAACCCTCGCAGGTATTGGTGTTGCAGTTGCAGGTTTTGCAACGGGTCTTGTTCAGGGTTTTGGTAACATAGTAAAACTCGCAACTCGGGCGTTCCGTACCAGAATATCCAATATATTCAAACCGTTCTCCCGATTCATTGATGCAATCGGAGATGTGTTTGGTAAACGTGGTACTGGTCAGATTCTAAAAGGTAACACCTATAAGTCTCTTGGTAGATTGACCGGAATGTTTCGTAGTTTTGCAGATGGGATTAAGAATTTAGAAACTCGTTTCGCTAAACCAATTGCACGTATCAAAAGCATAGGTCAGTCAATAACTTCATGGACTAAATCCACAACTGCAGCCGGTAAAGATATTGCCAAACTAAAGATAGGTCAAGCGTTTCAGTCTATCAAGGCAACCCTATCCTCCCTCTTCGCAGGGATTAGATCCATACAGGCATCTACAGTAAACTTTATTTCATTCAAAGAGATGAAGACTGCGAGTGGACTCTTCAAGAAGATCACGGATCCTATCAAAAACTTCTTCAATGGATTGAAAGGTGCAGCAGACAGTTCCTCCAAGATCGGTAAGGTTCTGGGTAGGTTTTTCTCTGCATTCAAACTGATAGGACGATTTGTTGCATTCCCTCTTACTGTCATCATGGGTATCATCGATGGTTTCAAAGGATTGATGGCAGGTTCAAAACGTCAAATAGGAACGTTCGATAAGATTATTGGTGGTGCAATTGGTGCAATCACTGGTGTGATAAAAGGTCTTGTCGGTATGCCTCTCGACTTACTCAAGAGTGCGGTCAGTTGGATTGCAGGTAAACTAGGGTTCGAGAACTTCTCTGCAATGCTAGACAAGTTTAGTTTTGCGGAGTTCTTTCAGGAGATCGGTGATAGACTAGCGGATACTATTGTTGGTCTAAAAGACAAATTCATGTACACTATACAGAACTTGGGTGCCTCATTAATGAGACCGTTCGAAGAAGGTTTCAATTTTGGTGCTCTAATAGAGTTTGTTGTCACTCTCCCGTATAAACTTACCACTGGACTCTTAGACTTACTCAAGAATGGTATTGCGTCTCTTGCAGAACTACTTGGTGCGTCAGACTTTGCAGCGACATTAGATGGGTTCAGTTTCGTAGATACGTTCGAACGTATAATCTCGTTTGTAAAAGAACTGCCTCGCAAGTTGATGGACTTTGTGATGGAGAAGATCGATGCAGGAATGCAGGCGTTATCTTCTGGTCTGGAAGTTGCGGGTGACTTTGCAGTTGCCGCAAAGAATCAACTCAAGAGTATCCTTGCAGGTATTCTACCAGATCCAGATAGTATCGCAGGTAAACTTGTTCCGAATGCACTGTGGGAGTTCGTTAAGATTACACCACCCGCACCAGTAGAAGTGGCTGCAGAAGCAGCGGAAGGTGCAACGGCACCTACTTCACAAAGAGTTGTAGGTACGGGTACTGCAACAGATACGGATCTATCAGACGCAAATGCAGATCTCGAACAAGAGAAACAGAACCTTGCGGAACTCCAAGCTGCATATGATCGTGGTGAAGAGGTTGATGAATTGCAGTTAGAGTCTGATAAAATGTTCGTTGATATTGCAAGAGAGTACAGAGATAAGATTGCACAAGAAGTAGGTGCGAATCCTCAAAGACCAGACGTTACTGTACAGACACAACGTGGTCAAGAGTTGTCAGAGAAGTCAAAAGAGAATGCACAATCAGGTGCAGGTGCTACTAATGTTGTTGTGAGTGCGAATGCACCAACGAATACTACCAATAACAACTCAAATACTGCTGCAGTGATAGACCAAAACCTGTCAACCGTGGATACGAATGACAGGTCTTGGGGTTTTAGTTACGCTTAAAGTACAGCAAGCAACTCTTCAATGAGGGTTGCTTTCTTCTTGCGTCTATCTAACTCTACACCTACTGTCCTACCTAACTCTTCAAGTTGAACCTTGGTGAGTTTTGCAAGACTCTCAGAAGTATGAGTAGGTACTGGTTCTTCAGTACCCACTTCAGTAACTATCTCAGGTTCGATAGGTGCAAAGAGTTTCTTCATCCAATTAAACATAATGTCTCCTTAGTCTTCTTGGGCCATTTTAGCGAAGTAAGACAGGGTGTCTTCTTCATCATCTGCTGCTCCAACTGAAGGTTCAGGTGCGGCAACAATTTCAGGTTCAGGTGCAGATTTACCTACACTTGACTCTGCAGTCTGAGTCAGAGACTCATTCTTTGCAGTCACATTAGATCCTACCGCAGTACCTAGTACAAGACCAAGACGTGCTTCTAGATCAGCATATGACTTAAAGTTAGCAGGATCAACGAACTCATTCAGATCGTACTGTTGATTGTACGTTGCTTCGAGTTTAGTCTCATCCGCATCAAACAATGCAGAAGTGGACTTGAACTCCGACTTATCATAGTTACGATAACCGGCAACATTACGAATCTTCAGTTCGAAGTCTGCACCATTCCAAAAGTCAAATGGATTGATGGGTTCCTCGCCAGGAAATTGTGGTTGCATAAGATCCATGACCTTATCAAAGATCTTCTTACCAAACTCATAGTAAAAGACTTTACCATTATTGGCAGGGTTCGCAGGATCGTTTACAACAAGGATGTTTGACACGTAGTGCAATCTACGCTTCTGCTTACGAGCAGTTTCCTTGTCTTCTTCGAGTCCCGTGTTCCAGAGACGTGAGTTTAATTCGGATACAGGATCCTTTTGTCCAATGGTAGTGAGAGACTTCTCAATGTACCACTGACCTTGTGGGCCTTTAAACCCGTGATCCCAATAACGTACCCATGGGGTTTCCATACCTTCCACTGCAGGAAGGAAACGAATAACAGCATAACCATTACCGTTTTCATCTACGGATGGTTTCCACTGACGTTCGTCAACGTACTTATTGGTGTTTTGTTTCTGACCAGACGCTTCTTGTGCAGCGTTGACCAATTTTGAAATGTCGGCAGACCGACTCTTTAGATTAGCAAAAGACATATTTTTTTCTCCAGTATGTGCAATATATGCAGTTTATTTACAATTGTTTTCAGCGTATTTTCACTTCAACATAATCAGTATATAGTATTTATACTTATATGTCAAGCGAATTCTTTCTTTCTAGAAAATTAAGCGACATTGCTTCACTCTCTAGATTCTCCACAATCGAAGGGGTCAAATACTTCTTGACATCCTCGACTTCCATTTTGTTCTCTTCACATAAGTGACAGATAGTATCTATATAGTTAAGACCGCTACGTCTCACCATCGTCTCTACCATCTTCGAGAACCTCTTCCGATTCATGAAATTCTCCTCCGGTTTTTCGGGGGATTGTTCTTGGTTCGGAAGCGTAAACTCTATCGTCATGATCTTTCATCTCCTGTGTATATTCGCCACAGTCATAGTAGAAGTGACCTATAGTTCTCTTAGGTCTACCATCTGCATAGTATGCCATCGAATGTACTATGGTACGCATCTTCCCTTCACGATGTCTTCCATAACGATGATCTAACCAGATGCTACTTTCAAGGTAACGTTTCATATTAGATAGG